GCAGGGCAGCCGGAGTAACCATACCGAAGCGCATTTGTGCGTAGCCCCAAAAATGACGAAATTTTACCTTCGGGGTTTTCGAAGTTGTTATGTGTGATGTTAGATGGGCCTCGCTACCTGAGAGACGGTGTAACCAACTATCCAGATTCAACACTGGTGGAGTGGTAGAGGCGCGCGTTAAAGCAGCATCAAAACAGTAAAGCAGAGCAATCACTCAGACAAGAGTTCAAATCGCCTGGCCCGCTGAAGCCAACCCTGTAACTCAATTATGATTTTCCTTACTACCGCCATCATTATCGCAGCATCCGGCCTCCCCGCTACCATCGGGTTGGCCATAGTACATGTAAGAACAATCATCAAAAGAATAGACAGGCGCGAGGTCCAACCTCGTGATCAGCACAGAGCCGTGCAGGCCCTGCAAGCCATGGATAACCCATGCGGCTTGACAACAATACCCTTACCCTCAAGTTCTAATAATCCAGTAACGCGGAGTCATCAACTACGTGCTAGACGACACAAATACGCCAGTAAAATGGCCGCTTTGTGCATGGCTAGCATCGTAGGTGTAGATATCAAGACTGAGGCTAATAAGGCTGTTATAGCACACTTTGTCAATAGACAGATGGAGTTAGATAACGTACGATTAGTTGACCGTACAGCTATCAGAGAATGCACTATTATGTTCGTGTTCACGCCAACCCGTGAGCGCGTATATTATAACAGACTCGCCCAATCAGAAGAGTTTATAGACAGAGAGACTGCGGGGACACGGCAATACCGGTCCACGCGGTCATGGTCGAATTGGATATTCGCCTGGAGGTTTAAGGACCGCCGGGATCCGGTTCGCAATTGTTGAGGTGGCCTAAGGCCGTTACCGGGGATCGATTGCACACCCAGTGTACTTGAACGATCCCCATGCTTGAAGGTAACAGAACGCCTAGGAAAGCCAAATAAACTACGTAAATGCTTCGTCTTCTGTGGGTTATCACAAGGACAAAAGTACGCAGTTTACAACAACAATCTCCCTACAATAGAGAGGGCATTACTTGAAAGAGTGTTTTACGTCGCCAGGGGGGATGGATTCGTCCGGACCCCAAAGCCAACTGACGACGCGTTTGATAGGCTTGAGACTGTGCTAAAGCACTTCCAACAGGAAGCTCGATATGCCGCCCCTTTAACAGCGATGCAATTCGCTGGATCGTATGTGGGCCGCAGAAGGGTGAACTATGAAAGAGCAGCCAGCACCCTCGCCCAAATCCCACTCGGCCCGATGGACAGCACAATCCGTGCATTCATCAAGGCTGAGAAACAAAATTTCACAGTAAAGTCAAATCCCGCCCCTAGAATCATACAACCACGTGATCCTAGGTATATTGTAGAATGCGGTCGCTATATAAAAGTGATAGAGAAAAATATTTATAAAACAATTGACAAACTCTTCGAAGCCAAGACTGTATTTAAAGGGCTAAATGCTGAAAAGAGAGGATATTATATGTTTAAACATTGGAACCACTTCAATGACCCTGTAGCAGTTGGGTTAGATGCGTCTCGTTTTGACCAACACGTATCTCAACCCGCTCTGAAGTGGGAACACACCATATATAAAACTTATTATCCACGCGACAAGTACTTCGCTCAGATTTTGCAGTGGCAACTGCAAAACCGGGGAGTGGCACGAGCCCCAACAGGCACCGTCAAATACACCACCGACGGTTGTCGCATGTCAGGCGATTCCAACACTGCCCTTGGGAATTGCTTATTAATGTCATCCATGGTCTACGCGTTCGCAGAGTCATTAGCTATTGAGATACGATTAGCCAATGACGGCGACGATTGCGTTGTAATTATGGAGAAAGAGCACCTACTAATGTTTCAACAACATATAGATACTTTCTTCACCCATTTAGGATTCAAAATGGTGGTTGAACCACCAGTATACATATTCGAGGAAATCGAATTTTGTCAGTGTCATCCAGTATTCGACGGTCAGAAGTACATCATGGTACGAGACCCAAGAGTAGCTATATCAAAAGACACCGTTGCTATTAAACCATTGGATAACGTAAAAGTTATGAAAAGATGGGCAGCAGCGGTCGGCGAAGGCGGAATGCACCTAACAGGTGGCATTCCGGTTTGGCAAGATTTTTATAGCTACTATGTGAGGGTAGGTAAAGGGTTTAAGCCCTTAACAGACCCCAGTATGGAAACTGGTATGCAAAGAATGGCAAGAGGTCTCTATCGAAAGTACAGTGAACCGAGCATACGCTCCCGCGTCTCGTTTTATCTGGCCTTCAAGATCAGCCCCAATGACCAGTATATTTTAGAGAATTACTATCGTAATATCGAACCTAATTTTGAATCTCCCGGACTAAGACACGTAGTG